ATGGGCACGGCGTCTTATGGTTTGCGTCTTTGGGATGGCAATAGCACGCTTGTTTATGACAGCGGAGCGCCCGCGGTGGTTGTTACGTTTGCCGCCGGGAACTGGACGTATCTTGGAACCGAGCAGCTGAGCGTAGGCCGCCGGTACTTCTGGGGGGTAAATAAAAGCCTTGGAGTAGGGGAGTACGTTTCCCTAAACCCATTCACGATGAATTGTCACAACGACGGCAGCGGTGGTGGATGCGCTCTTGGGGTCGATTACGCAAATGGTCGAATCATAATGTACAGCCTTGCGTTTACAGCCTGGACTGATCAAGGCCACCGCCCATTTCTCTGCGCCAAATTGCTGGCCTGACAGTTTTTCCTTAGGAGATATTCAATGCCCTGGCACAGATTGGGAACGGTTTCCGTTACCCAAAATTCGAATGTCGTCACCGGTGTAAACACTGCTTTTGCTGCGAATACCCGGGTCGGTGACGCCTTTGTCGGCCCGGACGGGCGCCAATACGAGCTATCGAACGTCGCGAGCGATACCGTTATCTCGATCAATCCGCCTTATCTGGGGGCGACAGCCTCCGGCGCGACTTACGCAGTAGCGCCGATTCAGGGATATCAGAAAGGCCTGGCCGACGAGGTTCGGAGTTGGAACAACAGCTACGGCCAAAAAATGGCCGCGCTCGGCACCACTGGTAATTACGACATATTGCCCGTAAACAAGGGTGGCACTGGCGGAAATAGCCAGGCCACAGCTAGAACTGGGCTAGGGCTTGGCAATTCTGCAACAGCAGCGCTTGTCGCATCGCTTACGGACTCAACCCCTGGCCGCGTACTCCTCACCGGATATGGTGGTCTTGGATATCTCGATAATGCCCCTTTTTCCGGTGTTAACCAGGCGCCGGGGGGGTATAGGGTTGGTGGTGCATACGTGGGGCAGTTTGTTAACCCACAATTCGGAACTATGACTGGCTATCTGAAGGTGTACGCCGGAACAGATAACCAAAGTGCCGCACAAACTTTTATAAATCAGGGTAATGGGCAGCTATTTACTCGAGCACAAACCGGTGGCGTTTGGGGTGCGTGGAGGGCGGTTTACGACACATCCAATACCACGCGAGCCGCTGATGGAACACTGAAGGGGATCTGATTATGACAAGAGCAGCTATTAACGTTTTAGGTGCGACCGGTGCCACTTATGACTTCGTGACTCAAGGCGATACCGCTGTAACCTCGTCGCGGGTCTCAAAGGGTGTTTACCGAATTTCTGGATGCCTTGGCATGGTCCCTTTCCCGCCGGCTGGTGATGGCTGGGGCTTCACGGTTAACCAAGTGGATAACCGTGCGGATGTGGAGACGGATTTCGCGGATGGTGTGTTAACAGTAACGGTCACGAAAGACGGTTTGCCTTATGACTTGAAGCACATGATCACTCTGCACATTCTGGTGCCGGATCGTGCGCCGGTAGAGCTGCCGTCAGTACAGGAAGAACCGCTATCAACCGATGGCGCATCCACTCCTGATGAGTGATTGTCGAAGCGTAGATAGCCCGCCATCGAGCGGGTATTTTTTTGCCTGGAGAAAAGTGATGCCTGTAACCGAAAAAGACCGCGACATCCTTGCCCGCACGATTTGGGGCGAGGCGCGCGGGGAAGGAGCGGCCGGTCAAGTGGCCGTGGCGTGGACGATCCGCAACCGCGTATTTGATGGTAAGGAAAAGTCGTGGTGGGGCGAAGGCTATGCCGGCGTTTGCCAGAAGCCGTACCAGTTCAGCTGCTGGAACAAGACCGACCCGAACTATCAATTCCTGATCGGCGTGAAGCAGATCCCGTTCCGCGAGCTGGCGCAATGTCGGATCGCTGCTGACCAGGTGATCGACGGAAAGGTGCCAGATCCAACCGGCGGCGCTACGCACTACTACGCCACCAGCATCAAGGCGCCGGCCTGGTCGGCGAAGGCCAAGCAGACCTTGAAGCTCGGGCACCACATCTTCTTCAAGGATGTCCCGTAAGCGCGATCATTCTTCCTCGCTATCGCGCCGTTCCCTGAGCAGGCGTTGATTTTCTTGAAACAAGACGTCGGCCTGATGGGCGATGTTGGCAAATCTACTGAGCTGGCCAGCTTGCTCACTTGTTTGGCAGTGGAGCCGGGCAACGTCGGATTGGGCTTTCTTCAATTCAGCCTTGAGCTGGTCGTTTTCCTGCACCAATCCCCGGACGTTTTCGAGTGCTCGCGTCAGTTTTAGGGTGAGCGCCTCGAATTCGTTCTCATACATCCTGAGCTGGTGACGGCAGGTTTCGAGCGGCTCGGGGGTTCCGAGCCAGTCGTCGGTGTCTTCTATATAGAGGGGATCCACGGGAATTCCTTGCTGAATACTGGTTGCATATACAGTAATCGAGGCGCAGGGAGCGGGCGAGCGTGAAGCGACGAGCTGTAGGGTTTTGGATTGGTGTTCGGTCGGCAGGAAGCCGTAGCGCAGGGACTTTCTAGTCGAAAGCCTGTAGGGACTTTTGCGGGGATTCGTGAAATACGGTTAGTCACGGTTAGGCATCGATTGCAGTGGGCGCCGTTCCAAAGGACTGTTCCGTATAGCTTTTTCGCACTCCTGCAAGCATGGGGTGCTAGGGGTCGAGTGTTCGAATCACTCCGTCCCGACCATATATTTCAATGACTTAGCCGCTTTCGAGCGGCTTTGTTGTTTTTGCCATAGTGACTTTTCAAGTGACCCTGGCCTTTTCCTCATGCCTCCCTCCTTTTCAGAATCGTCAACGCTGGTGCGCGTGAGTCGGTTGCTGATACCTTATTTGCCGCCGCAATGAGCTGATCCAATTCCGCCGCCGAGTAGTGGCTGGTGATGCTCCCGTTCTTGTGGCCGAGCAGCGCTTTGCGATCCTCCTCCGTCACGCCAGCAGCACGCAGCCTTCTCCCAAAGGTGTGCTTCAAGTCGTGAATTCGGATTCTGGCAAAGCCGTCATGTGCCGGCCGCAAGAATTTCTCCTGCCACTTCTTCGCCGCTCGGATCCGCGCCTTCTTCCAAGCCGAGTCATTCATGCGGTGAACCGTCGTTTCATTCCCATCACCATCTGGCTTGCCAAACGGGAACACGTAGAGCGGATGCTTGCCGCGCTGCTTCTCGATCACTGACTTGGCAACGTCATTCATCACGACCAGACGCTCGTCTCGGTTCTTCACGCCAGACCTGGCGCTTCTACCCCCAAATCCCGCAGGTATCAGGAACACGCTCGTTCCTAGCTCAGGTACCGCAATCTCCCAATTCCACTGAAGTTTGCAAACTTCCTGTTCCCGGCAACCTGTATTGACCTTGAACATGGCCATGGTCTGAAGGTGCGCCGGGAGTTCGGCGAACAGGATCGACTGCTCTTCCCATGAAAGCGGGTAGGGCTTCCGGCTGTTCGTCTTCTCGTCCAGCAGGGAAATCATCGGCACCACGTCCAACAGCGGCCGTCGTTCCTCGTCGCGCCACTTTCGCGCGCAAAGGTTCAACACGCGGATGACCCGCTGAAGCGCGATATTCACTGTCCGGTTCGTCACTGGCTTTCCTACCGCTGGATTCAGCTTCGACTGGATGTAAGGCGCGAGGGCGTCGTCGTCGATGTGGGTCAGCGGCATATCGCCAATAAACGGGTCGAGCTGCTCCATATAAGTAGCCGAGATGTGGATGGAAGCCTGATCCTTCACTTCCAGGAGGAAGCGAGTCGCCGCCTCCCGCCACGTCCTGACCCGCCGAACGCCGTACACCTTTTGCTGGCGCAACTGCTCCAGCTTGTGAATCAGGTACTGCTCTGCTTCGGCGCGGTTACAAGTGCCAGTACTCTCTTGAATTCGTTCTCCTCTGTACTTTTTGTCGATCTTCCAGATGCCGTTCGGCATTTGCTGGAGGCCGGTGATTGCTTTTTGGGCCACGGCGTTGCTCCTTTCTTCTTGCCCTGGCGCTCGCTGCGAGGGCGATTGTTGTCCTGATTCGCGGCCTTTTCAATTGCCATGGACTCGATGTAGGCATCCGCCCACTCATCAAGCTCGATTCGGTCGAAGCCGACGCCCTGTTTCCCGATCGGGAATTCACGAACGTTCGGCCGGACTGTTTTGTTGAATTCGTCCCGGCACATACCGAGGTAGCCGTATGCCTCGCCGGCGCGAATGAAGCGCGGGAGGATTGGCGCGACCTGGGCCGCGCTTCGATTTGTCATGAGGTGATGCTCCATGCCGCGCGTGGCGGCAGAAGGTGGTGATGGGTTATGCGGCTTGGCGACGTGCCTGAGCTGCGTTTCTGCGTCGAGCCATGAGGAGTTGCAATCGATATGTCCGGAACCGCCGGCCATCTTGCGACCTGATCTCTTGAGCCAAGTCGGCCAAGTCCTCGTCGAGCCGGCCGAAGTAATAGAGGTGCTCGCCATCGCCCATCCACTCGGGCTGAGAGATCGCCCAAACGCGCGCGTCGAGGCATGGCATGCAGGTCTTGCAGGAATCCATGCGCCCGTCCCAGCAGCCAGACACAAGCTGGTATTTCTGGCCCGGTTCAATCAGGCCGTAGCACTCGCCGCATTTGTGCTGCTTGCGCGCGGTGGGCGTGGTTTCGGTTTGGAAATCGGACATAACGAATCCTCGCCCGCCGTTCACCGGCAGGCTGTTGAGTTGGGGGAGGGGTTACTGCTGGGCGCGGCGCTGGAAGTCAGTGCAGCGCACGATCACCGTCTGCCCGTCGCTCGAAAGCGGCGGCATGGTGCTGAAGGGAAGGTGGCTGCAATTGCGGCGGGCGTGGGCACAGGTGGCGCACATGCCGCCCTTGGGGTGGTGGGTCATGGCTTCTTCCACTTGAAGGGTAAGTCCGTAGGCGGGAAGAACAGGTGGCGCATGTTCGCGACGTTGACTATGTCGCGATCTGCCGGGAACACCTCCACCGCATCCCGGTCGCCGCGCCCGCACTCTCGCTTGAGGCGCATTAGTTCATCCCACGTCACCTGGTCGACCCAGCTGTCTCCGTTGTGTGTTGACCGACAGATGCTCATGCGCTGGTAACCGGCAGGCTCGGTATAGATCTGGACGAGGAAGTTGCGCGATCGCCAAACCTCAACGAGGTCGGGAGGCTTGAAGCCGGGCCACTGTTCCGGCGGGACTTGCTGAAGGTAGGTCGGAAGCTTGGCGTTTTCCTTTTCCAGCGCGCGGCGTTGTTGCCTGGACGGGTTCATCGCCACGGCCCCTTGTAGATGAGGTAGGCCATGTAGAGCGGGGCGAAGATCATAGTAGGTGCGCTCCTGCTTCGAGTAGGCCGTCGCGGTCTTGGCGCAATGCGTCGTTCTCGGCGATTAGGGCCAGCACCGCCTCGGGCGAGCACTCCTTGAGGAACTGCTCATCACGGTGCAACAAGCCGGCATCCTCGATCATCCCAGCCCAACCGTGCGAACGGATGACTTCGTCTCGGCAGTGTTCAGCCAGCTCTTTCAGTTTTGAATGGTCGCTCATGAGGTCACCGCTGCAACAGAGAGGAAGATCAAGCCCCAGAGGCAGGCGCTTATGGCTGCTGCTTTGAGCATCATGGCTGAACCCTCTTGAACTCGACGACCCAGACCCACGGGTTGGCGTCCCAGTCGCCGCCGGTGGATTGCCAAAGGTCGCGGAATGCCGGTATCGGGTATTTGTGGCAGGCGCCGCCTTCGTCGCTCGCGCACCACTCTCGCAGCGGGCCGCGATGAACACCCTCGGCTACGGCCTGTTCGTAGGTGATGTCCTGCAGTCGCTCGACGCGGACGTCGGTGATCTCCAGCAGGATGCGGCAGGCCCAGCGCGGCATGTGGATGCTCGGCTTCCATACTGGCTGATCAGCTTCATACGGGGTCAGGCCATCGGCGGCGTAAACCAGGGTGCCGTCGTCGCGTGCCTCGCTGACATTCAAGTCATCCGGTTTGAGGTAAGGGCCGCACATGACCTCGCTGTGATCGCAGTACCAGGTCTCGCGAACCCAAAGGCGATCGCCTTGCCTGCCATACGGGCATCCCCCGTACATGGCCAGCTCAGCGGCGCATTCCTCCTCAGTCGCACCGAATGCGGCGAAACCCCAGCGCGGATGGTCTTGAACCACTGCAATCCACTGATGTTCCGGTGAGTCAGATTTGCTGCGGCTCGGGATCTGATTTCCTTTGATCGGTCGTCGAGTGACTGTCTTTTGGCCCGACAAGATCGCGCGAACCATTGCACCGTTGAAAAGGATCGGGCGCTCTTTGTGGAATGGTTCCGGCGCCGGGCGTGGCTTGGCCATTTTCGCCAGGCATCGTTTACAGCTGACAAATTCGCGTTGGTGGGTGCCGTCCCATGCGACTTCGGAATCTTCATTCAGACCGCAAGCCGATAGCGACCAGCGCTCGTTGTCCTGCGTGCAGCCGGAGTCGACTATGAGGTGGTTTTTCCTGGGCATGCCGGTTCCTTGCCGCTATAGCGGCTGACTTTGAGGGGGAGGGGGTGTTTGTATCTAACAGCAGACTGGGGTGCCATACTGCTTTCACAGGAATATCGACTCGTATTTCCGAGTCAGTCCTGCTGGGCGTGCGTGTTCAAATGCTTACGAATGAAGATTTTCGATTCAAGGCTCACCACTATCTGCTCGACCTCGAAGCAACCAACAACCATCTAATGCTGCTTATCGTCGCTGGTGAGGTGACGGGCAAAATTTGGGATGACGCAATTTCAAGGCAGAAGTGCTCCTACGCGGCCTGGCTCGAAGCTGTGGATGCCAACGAAGTGTCTGACGCCCCCCTAAGCTAATTCGCTATGCGCTGCTCAATGTCACTGTTCTCGTCGATATTGAGCGATAGAGTGTCGCTTATCATCTGATGCATAATTGCGCATCCAAATAGAGGGTAGGCAATGCACATACGCGGAAGCGTTTACTGGAAGTGGGCTGATCCTGAGATCCACTTTCGTAACAAAGATGAGCGATTGTCAGATGGCACATTTCTGAGCGTACAGGTTCGCACCTCAAGGACCGGCGAAACGCAGCTCTTCCTAGGCGTATACGGCCAACATGGAGCGATGTTGCTCGAAGAGTCCTTCGATTCCCGTCCGGGCGAAACGATGACTCAGGCCATGACTTGGGGATTGGCACGTGCAAAAGAGTTCGTCGCCATGACTAAGAGCTCCGCGCCGATTTCAAAACCCGAGCAACTCCCTCGCAAAGGCTCAGGCAGAGGCATTTAGATCTACGAATTTAAAGCTGATGAAGTACCCCTTGCTGTCTCCATAGCGGCTGACTTTGAGCGCGGAGGGATGAGCGTAAAATTGACCGGTGGTCAGACCGCATGAATTATCAGAAGTGATCGTACTCGACTGTTCGAGGAGCAGCTGTTTCTCAATGGCGGTGAGTTCCGCGCAGGAGAAAGGTTATGCCTTCCATCGACGACTTCAGATTTGAGTCGCACCAGCTCCTTTTAGAGCTTGATGCTGCCACCATGGGAATGATGACGCTGGTTTCATCTAGATGTGTATCAGGCCCAGCTTGGGATGCTGCCAACGAAAGGCAGCGCGAAGCCTATCGAAGTTGGGATGCTTTTATGAATACCCCGCCCATCGCTGACACCGACAAGTTTCCGGCTAAAGTCGGAACGTCGAATTAGGCTAATGTCGCTGACTTTTTAGGGGGAGGGGGTTACTGGTATTTGGTGCTGATGCGCTCGGCGATGCCTTCGAGCTTTTCCGCCATATACCGCATGTCGTTGTTGTCACGGCGAGAAACAACTTGGCAGCGGTTAACGTTGCGACCGTCCAGGATCTTCGCGGCCAGCAAGATCAGCCAGGCTTCGAACTTGCGGCGGATGAAGCGCTTCATGCCTGCGGTACCGGGTGGCTCGCGTTCCAGCGCTCGAAGGCTTCCTGCGTCGTGGCTGCTTCGATCTTCTCTCCGCACTGGTTGCACGCCGCCACACCTCCTGATGCACCTACATCGCGGTGACCTTGATTGCACGGGTTCATATGCCAGTCATCATCCTGTTCATGTTCCGCCGCCTCCACCACCACCAGGTGCTTACCGCAGGAATGGCAGAAGTTCATGCCGTTCTCTTCCGGACCGTCATCGTGAAATGACCACGTAGAGCCACAGCCGGTGTTCCAGATTCCGCTTTCGCCGTCTTGGCTCCATTCACAATCGCCGCCGGCGAAATCATCAATCCGCTGATCCGCCGCGTTCAGTCGCCGCTGCAGGGTGTCACGCTCGGCGGTGATGCGATCGAGGTACTGAGCCAGTGTGCACGCAAAGTCCCCCGCCAACCGCTCACTGATGCACTGCCGGTAGTCGTGGCGCTTGAGCACTGTTCTGAACAGGTTGGCGATGTAACCGCGTCCGCCATCTGGCGTATTCAAATCAAAGCCAAGTTCAGTGTTTTCTGTGGGCATGGGGCGTCCTATGCCGGGGCATGCCCGGGCGGTGGATAAGTAGTAATTCAAGCGTTTTATTGCTGGAGCAGGAGTCGTGAAGGAATGATCTGGCTATCAACAACGCCGGAGCGCTACCGCATGAAACGAATTACAGAGTGGATAAGCTTGTTTACTGGCGTCATTCGCCCGTGCATGGGATGGCTTGCTGGCGCTTGGTCGTTGCAGTGCTTCAGTACAGAACGGTGGGCACCATTACATTTTGGTTATCAGCCAAACCGGAGCCCTACCGCATGAAACAAGTCATCGTAGATATTTTGTATCAAATCCTTATTGAACTGCTGAGCCAGATGCTGATGCGCTTTGTTGATTGGCTGGCAGCGTCGCCGTGGCTGTGAGTTAAGCCAATACAGATGACTCGGCTGGCGTGATTCGTAGAAGTGGGCTATTTGTCTTTGTGGATCTGAATCTGGCAGGAGGCCGACATGAGACTACAAAGCGATATCGACGCACTTGCGGCTATCGAGGAAGACGCTCGAATGATGCTCAAGTGGATTGGGCTTCCAGACGACCAGCAGAAACTGGACATCGTTATCTGCTTACGGCAGATAGTTGACTTGGCGACTTATACGCAAACGATCGGCGATTATTCAGAATCTCTTCTGCGATAGAGCGTGGCTGGCGAGATTCGTTAATTGGGTTGATGATTTGCACTCAGCAAAACCTGGCGGTGATTGCGATGAGTACGAAAACCGATGTGGAAGCGGTGCGCCTGATCGGCGATGAGGTGGTGCGTCTGCTCAGCCTTCCTGATGAAAGGCTTGAGGTTGAAGTTCACCATGGGCTTAAGCTGATCGCCGAACTGGCGCGGTGGCGAGACCTGGCCGGCTTATCCAGCGCAGAGCCTGCTGGCACAGTTCGTTGAAGTGGGGTATTTGTGTTCGGCCCGGCATGGAGCCGGATCAAGGAGCTTGAAATGACCGACGAATATAAAAAAGCGCTGGGAATTCCAGCTGACCACACGCTGACTGAGATCTCTTCGACGAGAGAGCAGCGCAAAGGTCAGGACGCAGATATCTACGTTTTCGAAGAGAGAAACGCTGCCGGTGAGGTTGTCGGCACACACCAGATACGTGACACCATGTCGATATACCCACCGCAGACGCGGCGTATCATCGTGGAATAATCACTTCGTCGCCGGGGTCTGCCGCAATCTCGGCCATGCTCTTCTCGTAAAATGCTCGCGACACCTTTTCGCTTGGTTCATAAGGTGTCGTGACATTCCTCAGCATCCAAACCTGCGTTTCGAAGTCCGCGCTGATCAGGTTCTTCAGCAGCCGCTGGTGAATGTCCTGCTGGCTGTTGATGCCGTGGGCCTTCATCACTGCCTTCAGGTCTGGCTTGAACACGCCAGCCACTTCAACCGTAAACTTCTCGACGCCCAATGCAGCGTCCTTTGCTGCTGCCTTCTCGCGTTTCTTGCGCTGCTTGATGGCTTCCGCTGTCGGCTGCGGCTCTTCCGTCGGGAGCTGCTGTTCTTCGGCCATGGCCTACCTCTTCTATTCCGCTGGCCGGCAAGTCCAGCCAGGTTTGTCGTTTGCGTTGTTGGGGTCTGGAACGTCTCACGCAGCTACCTTCACCTGATGCCAGGCGCCGGCGGCGTAGAACAGCATCGCGGCTTGGGCTTCATTCATCGATATCTCGTCGGGAATGGCGATCCATCCTGATGCCACCAGATGGGTCGGGTTCGCGCTGTTGCGCAGCTCCAGGTAGTAATGCTCGATGGCATCGGTCAGGCGCTCAACCTTGTAGATGCCCTCCGGCGAGATCTCCACCGACTTGATGTACTCGGCGCCGCGCTCATCGCGACACATGGCGCCGATGTAGATCGTCCAGTGGTAGGAGAAGTCGAATATCGCGTTGGCGATCGCCAGACTCCGGATCTGCTTGCAGCTCTTCCAGTTCGCCATGATCTGGCTGCCGCTGGGATCGATGTTCACCACCGCGACGTGGTTGGTGCGCAGCAGCGCCCGGCAACTGCGCTCAGCCCGGGCGAAACCGTTGTTGGGTTTGCGTTTCGACTTCATATCGAGTCCGCCATTTTGCGCAGAGCCTTGCGTTCGGCCGCCGATATCGGCTTCAGCCGGCGCTTGAGGACCGTTTCAGGGTCTATTTTCTTCGAGCGGGGAGGTGGCAGCGGATTACGCGGCGGGCTTTTCAGTTGGTCGATCTGCCCGCCGGCGGCCAGGTATTGCGCGATTCGTTCAGAGATCGATTCGGCATCTGGCCGGTGCTGCTCGACGAGGTTGAGGTGGTTGCTGATCATGCTGGCCTCACTTGATCCGGATCGAACTGTCGCCGCGCTCCAAATGCGCGTAGGCAGGCTCTTCGAGCAGTTCGTGTTCTGCGTCTTCGCCGGCGGACATACGCTTGCGCACGGCTTCGTTGTGCTCGCGAATTTCCTTGAGCTTGGCGGCGATCGCATTCTTGTCAGGGGTGATGCTGGTACTCACCGCCGTGAGTTCGTCCGGCACTGCGTCCTCGTTGTCGACGATGACCTTCTCCTTGCCCAAGGCCAGGGTGATGGTGAACAACGGGCGCTTGATCGACTTGAGGTTGGCGGCTTCCATGTTCCGGCGTAGGTAGTCGCTGATCTGCGAAACGCTGTTGGACTTGATGCGCTTGAGTTCTTTCAGGCGCTCAATCTCGGTGTCGATGGCCGTTACGTCGCTCTCGATGTTGCGGCGCAGCATGACGATATTGTCGGCCTTCACCTCAAACTCGCCCTGGATCTCGTCCATCGCGTGCTGCAGGGCCTCTTTCAGGCCCTCATCATCGGTGTCGGCCATGGCCTGGAGTTCGGAGAGTTTGCCGGTGAGTGCGTAAAGTTGAGTCATGCTGCTACCTCCGTGCCTTTCTCAAGGTTGGCTTTGCGTTCTTCGAATGCGCGAGTGATGCGAGCGATGAAAGCGGGTTCATTGCGGCGAGTGGCTTCGCGGATGTATTTCACGTTCAGAAGCTTGAGCTCGTGAGTCGTGACAGCTTTGCCTATGGTCTCTACTGCCGAGGCGAGCCAGTCAACGCGCTCTTGTTTTTGGCGCAGCATCTCGGCGTCTTTGTCCTCGGCTCTTTCAAGATTGAATTCTTCGGTAATCGTGTCGACGTAGGTTGCGTCGTCGAACAGGCCCATATGAATGTCCGCGGAGAAGCCGAGGGGCTGAAGGCACTTACCGATAGCGTCGGTGAGCGATTTCTTTGCCGCCTCCCAGTCGGTGATGATCTTGCCGCTCTGTAGCAGGACAAAAGGCGTGTGACCGTAGTGCTGGATGGTGCATTTCTGACCGTCCTTGCCCAAATACCAAAGCTCAATTTTCAGCGTGTGCAGCTTGGCGTTGATGCGCGGGGCCTCCGGCCATTCCTTGGTAGGTGCCTGGAGTGGTGCACCTTCGTCGAAGCGATCTTCCAGCACCGTCCAGCCCCACCCCTCGCCGCAAGGGCCGAACACTTCGGTTGCCTTGCGCATCAGGTAGGTCGGCTTGATAGCCGTACCCTTGAAGCCGCCCATCCCTGTGAAGTTCTTGGTGGCACTCGGATCGGTCGTGTTGACCTGATCCCAGATTCGCGTATTCGTGGACATGAGGAATCCTTGCCGCGCGGTGCGCAGCGATTGAACGCTTCGTTTATTGAGTAATGCGGTCGGCGAGGGCGCTGAGCAGCATCAGGAAGGTGAAAACGCCGATGGCAGAGAACGATCCGCGCCGGATCAGCACACGGCGTGCCCGCTGAAGACCGGTCATCGGAACACGTTGTAGGTGGTGGATCTCGGCACCTGGCAAGTACCCTGGCCATCGCGAACGACGCCGTAAGCGCCTGCACCGGCTACCAGAACCGCAACGAGAATCCAGTAGACGAGATTCATGGTCGAGCCCTCACGGCAATGCGGCCTTGTTTGATGGCAGCTACCAGCGGAGGAGGGAGCGCCGAAACAGGAAGTTCGCGGGGAATGCCCGCACCGATAACCGCGAGGCTGCGTTCAATCTCCTCCAGTTGCTCATCAAGAAGCGTTTTAACCGGTGCAGTGGTCATGCCGAAACTCCTTTCAGATGCGCGTTGCGCTCGACGAACTTGGCGTCCAGCGCATCCCGATAACGATTGGCGGTGCGGGTGTCGATGATCTCGGCGAACTCCGCCATTTCGATCATGCCCATGACGAAGGTGCGATCCGGCACTGGTGTGTAGGACTTGCGCATCTTCGCGATTTCAAGGCCCAGCCGGGCCAGTGCAACCTGATTGCTCATAACTTGTCGTCCTCGACAGCCTCGCGCTCAGCTGCCACTGCTTCGGCGGCGTGCGGACGGAGGAGGTCGGCGGCGATCGCTTCCAGCTCCGTGACTGGGCTGTCGGTGCCTAGCAGGTGCTTGGCGTGTGTCAGCGCCTCGGCCGGACTGCCGACCACGACGGCCAGCACCAGGTTGGCGAACGAATCGCGATCATCCAGCCCGTCGATCTGGCGCTGATTCAGGTGCAGCTGCAGGTGTTCGGCATACTGCGCTGAGGTCACTTTCTGCGCCGGCCCAAACCGACGCTTCCATTCCACATTCGAGCCGCACACCAGCTGTTCAGCGGCGCTTTCCAGCCATTCGCGCTGATCGTCCGGCTCGCTCACCGCCGGAGGCAACTGCGCGTCGTACATGGCCTGACAGAGTTTTAGTGCTGCGTTCATGCGACCTCCGGCCAATGGCGCTCAATGCTCTCTTTGGCGTACGGCGACAGGCGCGCATAGCCGTTTACCGATCCGCACCCCGGCATGGTTCCTTCAAGCTCGACGCAGGCGCGGATGTCGCAGCGGCGCGAGCAAACCCAGCCGCCGTAATGGCAGCGGTGGACTTCACCTTTCGGCTCGGGGTGATAGGCGAGGCCGCCTTTCCACGATGGCGAGCCGCGCAGCTTCAGCCCGCAACCTCGGCAAACTGCTTGTGTGTCGGTGCAGTTGTGCATGACGACCTCCAGTGTTTGTGGTTAGGCGGCTTTCGGATCGCCGTTAAATGCGTCGATAACCGCCTGCGCCTGATCTTCGCCATCAATGAACAGAATGTTCGAAGGGAGAAAGGTGTCGACGCGACCGTCAGGGAACTCAACGACAGCTACCGTGAAATTTCCAAACCCAGTTTCCGCTTCAACTGTCTCAACGCCCCAGTGATGGAAAAGCGCTTCGCCAGTGCCTTTAAAGCCTGTGTGGGGATTGCCGATTCGCGTCATTACGGGGCGCATAATTGATGCCTCTGTGGTTGATCCAACAAAACTCGGATGCACTCATCCGCTCCGCTGGTTGCCGTTGGGCGCGGAGGGGAGTGCATTCGGGATTGGTCGGGGAAGGGTGGCCCGGTCTCGCTGCTGGCGACAGACCGGGTTTGCAGCATCAAGTTGTCTTCGTGCGCTGGAGTGGCCTACCGCATTCGGCCGATGCGCGGTGACATCGACGGCCTGCTGTCCGCTGCCTGTATAGGTGATGGGCGCCGGCCTTCAGGCTTGCCGCGCCGCGCAGGTGAATCTGTCACTGTTACATGATGGTCATCCTCCTATTGCTCGCTCACTGGGCAGGCAGTGGCCACCTATTGAATGTGTAATGCAGGTGGGCTGTTATAGGCCGCAGTTTCGTCCGCATCGGGGTGTGATTTGGTAGGGATTCGAACCCAAAAGAATTACGTCGATTTCGGCAGCGCTACCTAGTCGACACCACCCCGCACGCAGGGCGCCCCTGATCCGCCGAGGCAAACTCCAAATCACACCCCGATGCGCTCTCATAGAGAGGATCGGGCAGTTAACGACAGGCTGTCGTAAATCAGATCCATGCATTCCGTTTCAAGCGCTGCGAATCACAGCTACGCGGTTTGCAGCGGGACCTGATCATCTTCCAGCATCAATCCGCGCTCAGCGCAGAATTGAATCTCTGCTTTGTATCCAGCGCGATTCAGAACCTGCTGACCGTTCTGGTCGTAGATCGCTCGATGGTGGCCGACGCCGCTCTTGCGCAGCGTCCGCTCAACCGTGTACCCGTGGCGCTGGTAGCAGCCGTTTGGGCTGTTTGGGTCTGGCATCGTCTTACCCTCGGTTGTTTTCCCAATGCCCACCGCTCTGGATGGGCATCAGTGAAAAGGCCCGTCATGCAGCAGTCAGTGCCTGTTGCGCACGCAGCTCAGTCACCGCCTCGCGTGGCATGCAGCCATCTGAATACAAATCGAAAAGGTCGCTTTCTTCCTGCGAGCCCTCAGCGACGTAATGCCCAAGCACATTGCCAGCCCTGTTCAGCCAGTCGCGATAAGCCAGTGCAGACGAGTCTTCGCGGCATTCGTCAGCCGCCATGGTTGCCATGTTGAACATCGTGTTGCCCTCCGTTGATTTCCAATGCCGCCTCATCGAAGCGGCATCAGTAAATCTGTGGCACCGTGACCCGCTACTGGCGTCGGTCACTGGCTGAATCAAATTGTTCCTCCAGCCGCGGGCCTTTCGGCTTGTTCTCCCGCTGGATAACTGCTTTCGACGTTTTACGCTGCACGCCCGGGTCAGTTGCCAACCCTCTGAACCGTTGAGGCCGGTTCATCGCTGCCTTTGAATCTGGGCCGGTGGTGATCCGGCAAGGTGAAGCGGTGTCGCTAAAGAGCGGCGGGTCTCTTGAGGCCCTGGCGCAGTGGCTGTGTGTCGCTGCGATGGGTGAACATTACCGTACGGTAATAAAACCAGTCAATACCGTTTGGTAATAAATTTTCGCGCGGGCACAAAAAAGCCCGCTCAGTGGCGGGCTATACAAGAAAGGCTGGGGCTACGATCTTTCGATCTGGGTTATGGCTGGCGTTGGAGCTCCTCTTCAGCGTCCTGGTCATTCGGAACAGATAAGGCCAAGTAGTAAGCCCAGCACCAGCCGATCAATGTCCACCCAAGGAACAGATTGATTAGGAAAAGCTTTCGCGGCTGACTTGACTCAGATAAGGCAACACAAATTGAGGGGAACAGGTAAATGAGTATCGCGCTGACGTAGAAGGTGATATTGGCCGCAATGGCGACCCCGTTATTTCCATTACTGATGAAGTAGCTGACTAAGCAGGTAGGTGCTAGCAACGCCAATCCGAAGACTCCCATCTCATTTTCCTCATGAAAGCTCGTTGGTGGCTATTTGATACCACGCAACACGTACTTTGGATAGCTGGCGCTTTCAGGGTGACTGCCACGCGGCGCTCAGAAGGTAGTCGCGATCGCCTGTGCGAGCTGCATGTCTGACATCAGCGGTGCAGGGTAGGCCGAGCGGTAGTACCTGGAGGCCTGCTCAAACTCCGCACCACGGATATCGCCGTCCGAACCAATGAACGCCAGAGCGTCGGTCTTGGCCGACTTGAAAATCTCAGGCGGCTCAGTCGTGAGGGATGTGGTCGCTCCAATTAAAATGGTTGGCGCGGAGATTGTGAGAAATATCGCGGCAGCGATAGGGTTGGCCCCATCACCCGATACGGCCTGAGTGCTAACTGACAACAGCATGGCGGCCGTCAGGATCTTCAGTGTGTCCACTCTTCGATGCTTCCATTGCGATCTGAGGGCGCCACCATAGCAGAGCAGGGCGCTTGCCAGAAACAAGAAGCCCGGCGCTGGGCCGGGCTTCAAAGTTAGGCTGCAGCGCTGTCCTGGAAAGGAAGCTGTAGCTCTTCAACGTCGTATGTGAAATCGAGAACAATCTGGATTGGCTCTTGTGCACGATCCTTCATGTTGTACACATCCACATCTGTTTTCAACTGATAGCAATCACCGACAATTTGCTGTCTGCGCTGAGCGAAGGACCTCACAAAGTGTTCGCGAGGTGCTTGGTCATCATCTATATCAGCCCAGAGAGAAAGTGTCTTATTCCCTTTCTTAGATCTGACAGCATGTTTTGCCCTGTAGCGTTGACCGTTCTTGTTGGTTCTGTATTCTTCGCGAAAAGCTTGAGAAATATCTGATGCAATCGCGTCGATGATAGTTTTAGTGTTCGGCTTGTGCAGGCCATTTTTATAAGCCCATGCCGCAATGGCGTGGGCATCAATCAAGCCATCATCGCCGACTTCTTTTTTATATCTTTCGAGATACAGTTTTATCTGGTTGGAATAAGCAGTCATAAATACTCCATCAGCTTGAAAGCGATCCCCACCCATCAGCGTCTGCTGAAGGCAGGACGAAACTTCTTACCTTAACCTGGTGCTTTCTGAGGAAGTCATGGCGACCCAGCTTTCTCTGGAGCTGACCTACAACTATCCCTGGGTGCACCTTGATTCTTTGAGCAAACAATGTGACCTTTTGCTCTGAAAAATACGGCTGTACGCGAGACACAAAATCGTTGAGCTGCTTAGTCGGGACGCAAAATTCTTGCGCGGCCTCATTAGCAATTTTTTCACACTCTTCTAACTCACCATCAACAGACCCAAGATCCAGATCAACGATCGGCAAGCTTGAGTGTCGCCCGTCCTCTCTCAGAACGTGCTCAATCTCGTGGCGTAATACAAACCAAAAATTATCTATCCGGTCATAGCGCAAGGTCATGCCGATCACCGGCTTGTCTTCTGATAACCAAAAGCATGCGCCGTCAATTCTAGAGCCAGATATCGCCTCAACAAACACTAGCCGAACGCCTGCCTCGGCGAGAATCCTTGGGGCATGCCTTGCCTCTTCAGCAGAGAGCAGGAGAGCTTTTAAGCTTTCTGCAGCGGCTAGAAGTTTCTCTCTTTTATAGGTAGTGATGATCTGTCTGTCAGCCATAAGCCTGACACGAAAGAGCCATGCAAGCTGAAGAGAGTTAACATCCAAAGCTACATCTGTTTTCTTCGCGTAGTGGGTAAGATTTGGGTTGTCTTGAAGTGTAGGAATGTTGAAAAAATCACAAAACCTTTGTTCAAGAACATCAAGATTCTCACTCGCTTGAATCCAGCCTCGCCTCAGCATTTCCCGTACAGGGAACTTGCTGTACAAATTGGCCTTTCTAGCAACACTGCTGTTCTCTGTCTTAACTTTAGATAGCTGATACTGACTCTCTAAGCTCATCCAGTATTCAGCAGATGTTCCGAAAGCTTCGGCAAGCCCCTTCGCAGTTTCAGGCGTTACGGCTCGCTTCCCAGCGATCAACTCACTAATAAGGCGCGGCGGGCGGTCCAGAATATCTGCAAGCTCTTGCTGGCTCCACTCTCGCGCTTCCAGCTCTTCCCGCAGGAAATCTCCTGGCGGAAATACTTCAGCAGGCACGCGTGCGCTCATAACAATAATTCTCCTGTCAGTGATAGTCGGCTATTTCAACGATTCCGATGACTTTGCAGGGGTGATTGCCTCTGATTTCCAGAATTAGACGCCACTGTAAATTTAGTCTTATCGAATGCTGGCCTTCTCTGCTTCCTTTCAATTTTTCACAATGCAGCGACTTCAGAGCATAAAGATCTCTTTCATCACTAAACCCTCGAATTTGCTGCATACGCCTTCGGTAGGCGCGAACCACATCCTGTGAATGACCTGCAGTGAATCGGGCCTCGACCTCAAGCCTATCCAGGTCATCATCGTCAAATTCAACGTCCATGGCGTTACTCTAGATCAAGGTGCAAACTGCGTCAAGTGACGTCATTACACCTAGTGTAAAGATGGGGTTTTCGTTATTCAAGCTGGCTCAGCCTTTCTGCGTCCAATCCGTCCCGCCTTCACCTCATCCGCATAACCCGCCAGCCGATCTTCCCCTGCCTGCATTACTATGCAGATCCTGATTACTGCCTGGGCGTCCGCCTCATTACCGGCCAGGCTCAGTCGCTCGGCAATGCGCATAAGCTCGACCGCTGACCACTTGAGGTCTGAGCTGGTTCCTTGAAGGTCGCGCTTAAGTTCTTGGTTAGGATTGGTGAGGGTCATAACTAGAAGCTCCGGCCTGTCCACCAATAGATGATCTGTGCCAGCACCTGGATGTCGCCTTCTCGGTCGCCTGGTATCTCCAGAGGCGGGTACTGACCGTTATCGGAGATGATCGTCAAACCATCAAGTCCACGCTGAATGCGCTTGATCTGAAGCTGACCGCGCATAAGAAAGAAATAAATCGCGTCTGACTCAACCGACGTAACACCCGAGTCAACCAAAACAGCATCTCCACTCCTTATAGTGGGGGCCATGCTGTCGCCGCGACCAGAAATGAGTTTTAGGTTATCGATCTTGGTGTAGGTCAGATTCTGGCGCACCCAGTTCGCATCGAGACTCATGTTCTCAACGACCATGTTCATTTCTGGTGGCTCCGTTCCTGGGCCCATTGATGCTGCAATATCAAAACGTTTTACCGCGACAACGGAGCGGTAGCTTTTTATTTTCTGCGCTAATCCCGATGGCAAGCCTTCGACGTTGATGGTCTCGTTCGTATCTAGCTGGATGCTATCTAAGGCATAGCGAGGTAAGCCGAAAGCAGACTCAACCTCTCGCGCCATGTCTTCGCCAATGCTTTTCGACCCGTCTTTATCGGGAGAAGAGAGGCAGCGGGAAATATAGTTCTGCGGCTTGCCGAGCTTTTCCGCCAGCCGAGACTGTGCACCGCGCGTTCCCACGCCAAATTCTTTGTCCATCAGTTTTTGCAGGTTGTGCCTGCGCACGTCACGTAAGTCCATTCGACGATTCTCTACGGCCATTACTTCTAGGTAAATGACCATTCGGTATTGATTAGTTGGTTACCAAGCGGTAATAATTGCGCATCACTTAGGAGATATCGTGATGCGAACCAAAAACACGCAGTTATTGGAGTGGCTCAAGACAGCCTCGGATGAGGTTGTAGAAAGAACCGGGACCACTCGCGGCTACCTGAAACAAATTGCCTACGGCAACAAGCAAGCGTCCGCCAGCGTGGCCTCGTCTCTTGAGCGGGAAACTTGCGGCCTACTGACTCGCAAATCGCTCCGCCCAAATGACTGGACCGTGATTTGGCCAGAACTCGCGTCGGCGGCCTAACCATGTCGACGAGCCCATTGAACCAAGAGCAGACCGTAAGGGCCCGCAAGAACTACTGCGTTCTCATGCAGCACCTTGCATCTATCGGCAACGCCCCTGTTGCGCTTGCAGTCGGTGTCGACGAGGCAACAATTAGCCGCATGAAGCCGGAGAAGTTCGAGCAGTTCTGTCAGATCCTCGCGGTGCTTGGGCTAAAGGTTGTTCCAAACGACATGCGCTGTTTCAACCAGCGGGATATCGAGGCGATCTTTCATCAGGCCAAGCGCTGGATGGAGCATGTGCAGCACGTCGACCAGTTGGAGGAGGACTGATGCAGTTCACAGTCACCATCAATCAGGTTAAGGCTCTCGACTGGGGTTTGAATTGCCAGCAGGCATTGCTGTTCGCGTTTGTCTACGAATGCCCGAGCTGGGCGAAGTTGATTAAGACCGAAGGGGGGGATTTTTACGCCCTGAGCAAGGCGAAGATCGTCGAAGAGCTGCCGTTACTGACAGATAAGCCGGATACCGCTTACCGGATGCTTAAGGCGCTGTCTGCGGCTGGACTGATCAACCTTTCCAGCACATCAAGCATCACCCTGATTCAGTTGACCGACAAAGGCAGGGAGTGGAACAGGAAACTTGATGGGTCGGAAAAATATCCGACCTTGAAGGCCAGCTCTAAGGTCGGAAAAAAATCCGAGCCACCTCGGAAAAATATCCGATCTACCTCGGATAAAAATCCGAGCAAGGTCGGAAAAAAATCCGAGCCAAGGTCGGATAAATCTCCGACAAATCAGGGTACCAGTAATCAGGGTACCAATCAGGGCACCAGTCAGAGTTTGCAGGACGCCCCGGCAAAGCCGTCGCAACCTACTGCGTTGGTGCTGGTTTCGGACGCCGCCCCGCGGTGTGAAATCCCTGCCGATATGCCGGGCCCGAAAGACCAGTCATGCAAAACCTTCAAGACCTGGGCGAACTACGCAATGGCCTACCGAAAGCGTCACGGCGCCTGGCCGGTGTGGAACGCCAAGGTTGGTGGCCAGCTTGGCCAACTAATCGACCGCCTCGGCATCGATGTTGCCCACCACGTAGCGGCCTACTTCCTGACCATCAACGATTCCCGGATCTTGGCGAACATGCACAGCATTGGCGACCTGCTCGCCAAAGCCGAAGCGTTCCACACCCAATGGGCAACCGGTCGCCAGATGAATGGCAGAACAGCCCGCCAGATCGAAGACACCCAAGCCAACATCAACGCCGCTCAGGAAGCTGGGCGGATCATTCGTGAAGGGGGTGAACGCAATGCTTTCCTCTGACGACATCGCGGAACTGGCGGGGGCGATCTGCGCCACTGCTGAAACGCTGGGCCAGACCATCAGTGCGACCGCCGCCAAATTAATGGCCGAAGACCTGTCCGTGTATCCGCCCGCAGACATTCGCAAGGCTCTGCAAGCGTGCCGCCGCGAACTGACAGGCAAGCTAACTTTGTCCGCCGTGCTGCAACGGATCGACGCCGAGGACGGCCGCCCCGGCAAGGATGAAGCATGGGCTATTGCCATGACTACGAACGACGAGTTTGAAACGGTGGTGCTGACCGATGAAATCCAACTGGCCTTGGCTGCCGCGAAACCTGTCCTCGATGCTGGCGACAAGGTCGGCGCGCGTATGGCGTTCATCAGCGCCTACGAACGTCTGGTGGGGCAGGCTCGGGAAGACAAAAAACACGTCAATTGGCATGTTTCCGTCGGCTTCGATGCCAACCGCCGCACACAGGCGATTACCAAAGCCGTGCAGATGCAGCGAATCCCTCAGGAGCGCGCTCAGCAGTACCTGGCCGACTTGAGTGTCGCGCCGGTCACTGAAGACGGTCGGGCCGTCGTTGCGCTGCTCACCGGCGAGGTTGCCCGGCCTTCGCCAAAGCTGCGCGAGAAGCTAGCCGCGGTGAAGGATTCGATGCTCGCCATGCGCCAGGCGTCGGCCGAGGAAAAAACAGAATTGCGAATTCTGGCAGCCAATGAGCTGGCGGATCGCCGGGCGCTGCTCATTCAACAGGCCGAACAATTGGAAGCAAGGAGTGCGGCTCAATGACCATCGACAAACAAAAACTCCAGAAGCTGCTTTGGGCGGAAGCTGCGTCCTACCGTGCCGACTGCGCAGACTGGAAGCGCAACACCGAGGCGCTGCAAGAATTCCTAGGGGAGAAGACCGTGGAGGAGGTGGCGCTGGAGTTGCTGGCCGAGAACGAGGCGCTGCGCAAAGAGCGTGAAGGAAAGGTCCTTGTGTCCGTCGCACCGTCCGATGGTCTGCTCATGAGCATGGCTATTCGCAGTGATCACGCTCTCGGCTGCCCGGGCTACTACGACCAGAAAGTGCTTGGCAGACTGAACAACGGCGTGAGCCACGCCCGCATGCTGGAGTGCGCGCTGGGAGATATGCGCAAGCTGCACGAAGAGGTGGTGGGGGCTGGTTTCTATTCGCCGGAGAAGGAAACGGACTATTTGGCCATGGCCAAGGCGGTGCAGCCATGACCATGAACGCAATCGCTTTGTGGCTTGGGTACGGCGTGATGCTGGTCGGTGGCGGCCTGTTGGTAGCGGCGATGCTTCTGGTGATCAGCCTGATTCTGTCCGCGAAGGTCAACCTGATCGGGAAGTACCTGCGGTTTCACTGGGATCTGAAGACGCTGCGCCAGACGATGCGCCAGCTTGAGGCGGAAGGAAAGGTAAGCAAGTCGACCGGGGTCAAGCCATGAACGAGTTCCCAATCCGTAGCCAGCGCGACATCAGTCGCCTGATGGGTGTCCTGCACGCCACCGACTTCACCAAACCCAAGATCGTGGTCATCAAGGACGAGAAACGCCCGGACGTCTGCAATCGGAAAATGTGGGCAATGCTCAAGGACGTATCCGAGCAAGTGATCTGGCATGGCAAGAAGTTGACCAGTGAGGACTGGAAGTGCCTTTTCAGTGCCTCGCTGGAGAAGCAGCGCGCGGAGCCTGGCCTCGACGGTGGCTTCGTCGTGATGGCGGTATCGACCCGCAAGCAGTCGCAGAAGTGGTTCAGCGATCTGTTCGAGCTGATGCATGCCTTCGGCGCCGAGCATGGCGTGCGCTGGACTGAGCAGGACAAATGGGGGGGGAGGTACTGATGAGCCATATCGAATGGTACGTCTACTGGGTCCTCGGCTGTGGAGTGGTGTTTAACGGCTGGCTGGTTTGGCAGTTCGCAAAAGTCTGCGGACATCTGATCTACACCGCTGTCGCGGCAGCTTCGTTCACTCGTTTCTGCTGGGCGTGCGGAAAGGTCCATGGTTTCAAGGGGCGGAAGTTCCCGCACTGGATTTACGCGCCGCAGGTTTGGTTTGGGTTCTTCGCTGTTTCCCTTGGTTGCAGCCCGGGCTCGATCAATCACTTGGGCGGATCTGGCGTTTGGAACGGCATCGGCAACTGGACTGTATACCCCGCCAAGGAGGCTGAACCATGCGCGTAGCCCTCAACGAGAAGAAGGCCCCGAAGCCGAAGAAGTGCAAAAACCCAGCTTGCGGGGACTCATTCGTCCCGCAGCGACTCGGGCAGGCTGTGTGCGGATACAAGTGCGGCCTGGCCATCAAGGAAGTCAATCAGGCGAAGGCCGGCAAGGCGCTGGCCAAGATTGGGCGCCGCGAGATCCAGGTGCGCAAGGAGAAGCTGAAGTCGCGCGGCGACCACATGCGTGAGGCTCAGCAAGCGTTCAACGCCTACATCCGTGCGCGTGACCAGGCTGCCGGCCACCTGTGCATCTCCAGCGGAAAGCCGTTGGATTGGAGCGGTAACGCTGTAGACGCAGGGCATTATCGAAGCGTCGGTTCCGCCCCGCACTTGCGATTCGATGAGCGCAATTGCCATGCACAGAGCAAGCAGGACAACCGATTTCTATCGGGTAACGCCGTGGATTATCGGATAGGCCTGATCGCGCGCATCGGACAAGAAGCGGTCGACGCATTGGAATCTGACCAGAGCGTGCGCAAGTACACCACCGACGATCTGAAGGCCATCAAGGCCGAATACCGGGCCAAGACCCGCGAACTGAAGAAGGGGCAGGCAGCATGAATTACCACAACGTGATCTCAGCAGTAGTCCGGGCCTTGGCTGCCGAGACGATCAACAGTTCCGGCGGATGCAACGTCGAGCCCCGGGTACAGGCCAGCAAGCTCAAGGGTGAAATATCCGGGAAGGATGCCGCGCTGTTGGCTGACTGCATCGTGCACAAGCTTCTGCACGCCCAGCTTTCTCCGCGGCACTGGAACGCCTTGGTGGCGAAGTACAGCACCCACCGTGGCCGAAAAATCGATTCCATCGGCCGGCTGGTCGCCGTGGTGAAGACCCCAGCACCGCAGCGCTTCACGCAACAGTCCGTCTTGGTCTGGGCGGTTCCGCAGCAGGTGAAGGGCATTCAGCGAGCGGTTACCCAGATCAAGGCGCCGAAGCACCGGGAGAACAAGGAGGAGGGGCAGTGGGATTGGCGCAACGCGGCAGCCGACGCTGATGTTGCCCGGGCCAACAAGCATGCGCGCGCGGTAGCAGAGGACAAGCCCGGCGAGATGATCGTCCTGGCCGACTCGAACTACGAAATGACGAATTGGGATTCCCAAGGGCTTACAGAGCGCACTTACCAGCGCTGGAACAAGGCCATCAAGGACGGGCTGGAGTCGCTTGTGAACGAGGCTCTTGTCGAGGCGCAACACATGCTTGAAGCAGTCGGAGTGCTGGAAAGCGAGGCGGCATAAAAAAGGGCCTCAAAAGGGCTTGCAATGTCATGTCGCCATGTCGCATTATTCACCCATCCTGTCATTCCTGCGCGTATCGAGGAGTGACAAGCGAAACCCGGCCACCGCGCCGGGTTTTTTATTGCCTCGAGTTCAACCTTCTGGAGATGCGCATGAAGCTGAAAGCCAAAAGCAATCTGCTGGAGCGCGCCAGAAATGCTTGGGAGGTGGTCGCACGCCAGGTTGGCGAGACCGACTTCTCGCGCCATCCGCGCACCGGCGAGTATCTGCACCCCGGTGTCGCCATGGGTTGGCGCATCCACAAAAAGAATCTGTAGTTTTACCTGTAGCCAGGGCAGCCCTCGGGAAGGCCTGGACGTCGATAGCCGGATAGTGCGACGCACGGATCAACGCCGGCAGCCCGCGTACTCTGACCTCACATGCTTGTGGAGTGGCGCGAGACAGGAACAGCGAGATCGATGCGTAGGCGCGTCGACGCTGGGATGGTCTTTGGCCGACAGCTCGGAAAGACGAGCGCACCTATTCAGGGCCTCTGCATTCGCAGGGGCTTTTTCGTTTTCGGCTCCCCACATCCATTGCTCCGAGCTGGGAGTGCAGCGGACGCCGGATTTATCAATCTCCCCAAGGGGGAGGCAACCCGGATGCCAAACATGCCTGACAAGCCAGACACATGGGCCAAGATCTGGCTGGCGTTGAGCAATCCGCTCTGGCAGGGCGTGATCATGTCCATCACCGTATCGTTGCTTCGAGTCATGTATGACGCGAAGGAAACCAGTAAGCGCCGCATCGTATTCGAGGCGCTGATCTGTGGATCGCTGAGCTTGGTCGCGTCGAGCCTCATTGAGTGGATGGCCTGGCCTTCCAGTTTGTCGGTCGCTGCCGGTGGCGCGATCGGCTTTCTTGGCGTGACAGCCATACGCGAGCTGGTGACCCGCTTCCTCGGGCGCAAGGCGGATGCCGCATGAAGGCCTTCGCCGCTGCAATCATCATCGCCCTGGTCGGCCTGCTCCTCGTTGGAATTCAGCAGTCGCGCGTCGTCGCCCTTCGCGGTGAGGTGGCATTCGAAGCCAGCGAGAAGAAGAAGGCGGTCGACGCCAACCTCGAAAGCCAGGCCACGATCACCACGCTACGCGCTGAAGCTCAGCGAAACGCCGATTACCAGAAAGACCTGAACAAGCGGTTGCAGGCCAGCCAAGCCAAAGCCAAAAAGGCGGAGAAGAATTTTGAAGAACTCAAGCGCAACAGCAAGCCTGTTCGTGATTGGGCTGCTCAGCCTCTTCCTGACGGCCTGCGCGGGAAAGCCAGCAGTGGTAACCCAGGCAAGGGCGGTAAGAATTGAAGCGCCTGAGCTGATCTCATGCGAGCGGATAGATACCGATGACACGGATCTGCGACTCAACGGGGATGTGTGGGCGCTGAAGGATCGAGCCATTGAGCTGCTCGACACTTGTGCCGACCAGGTGGACGCGCAGATCAAGCGCAGTCAGAGCAAGTAGGTCGCGACACGGTTCGCGACCAAGCAAACGTGTCGCGACACTGGAGTGCTGAGGTGCATCCCAGAATGACGTAGACCTGAGGACGCGGGCTTCACGACTCCTCGTACTCACGATAAAGCTTTATCAGTGCTTGGTCGTAATCCGCTTTGCTGAGTTTGCCCTTAAGCGCGGCCATTGTTTCGCTCGCGTTAGCTACGGCAGTCGCATCGCTTTTGTCCCTTCGTGCCGCCCAATCCCTGGCTGCCTGCATTACCAATCCCTCAGTTATTCGATCGATCATCCGAGCGTCCTGTTCGCTTTGGTTGGCCGACTAACCATAGACCAATGCTAAATTAGTGAAATGAAGGTTGATGTGCTGCTGGGTCAGCCAGATTAATAAGGATTCCCATGAAAACCAAGCAACCCGACTGGGAGGCGATCGAACGAGCCTACCGGGCCGGTTCGCTTTCAGTTCGCGCAATCGCCGAAGAAAGCAATATCTCTCACGTAGCGATTGCCAAGCGAGCGAAGAAGGAAGGCTGGGTGCGCGACCTGACGGATAAGGTCAGAGCCGCAGCCAAGCGAAAGGTTACCAACGCGGTTACCACGGAAAGTTACCAAGACGATCCGCTGGTAACCGAAGAACAGATTATTGAGGAAGCTTCCGACAAGGCTGCCTCTGTAGTGCTCGCGCACCGGGTTGATCTAGCTCAGTGGCGAGGCATTGCGAACAAGCTCAGCGCCGCGCTTCAGGCCATGACGGTCAACGAGGCAAACATCGGCGACTTCTCCCGCTCACTCAACGCAGGTGTCGACGCTCAACTGAAAGTGATTAAGGGCGAACGCCAGGCCTACAACCTCGACACGGAAGAGGGCGACAAGACAGTCGACACCCTGGCCGCGATGATGGATGAACTATCGAAGGACGCCTGACATGAAGCCCGAGCACATGAAGCTGCTCCGGGACAAGCGTTGGAGGCTCAACAATCTCTACTTCATCACCGACAAGCAGGGTAAGAAAACCCGCTTCCGGATGACGGACGAGCAGATCGAATACTTCGACGGGATGCACACCCGCAACATCATCCTGAAGGCTCGGCAGCTCGGCTTCACCACTGAGTGCTGCATCATCCAGCTCGACGCCGCTCTGTTCGAGTCGGCCAAGTGCGCGCTGATTGCCCACACCCTGAACGATGCCAAGCGCCTGTTCCGGGAAAAGGTTAAATACGCCTACGACAACCTGCCGAAAGAGATCCGCGCTGCCAATCCTGCTTCTAACGATGCTGCTGGTGAGCTTGTGTTCAGCAAAGGCGGATCGCTCTACGTCAGCACCTCGTTCCGGGGCGGCACACTGCGTTACCTGCACGTCTCCGAGTTCGGGAAGATCTGCGCCAAGTTCCCGCACAAGGCGCGCGAGATCGTCACCGGTGCCTTTGAGGCGGTGGCCACCGACTGTTTTGTCACAATTGAATCGACGGCAGAGGGTCGGGCCGGCTACTTCTTCGATTACTCGCAGACGGCCGAGAAGCAACTCCTGTCCGGTACGCCGCTCGGCAAGCTGGACTGGAAGTTCTTTTTTTTCAGTTGGTGGAAGAACAAGGCCTATTGGCTCGATCCAACCGAAGCGATCATCCCGCAGCGCCTGACCGACTACTTTAACGAGTTGTTCGCGAAACACGGCATCGACACGAACCCGGGCCAGCGCGCCTGGTACGCGGCCAAGGAGAAGACTCTCGGCGACGACATGAAGCGGGAATACCCGTCGATCCCGGCCGAAGCCTTCCAGCAGTCGATCGAGGGCGCTTACTACGCCCAGCAGTTCATCAAGCTGTATGCCGCTCAGCGCATTGGCACGCTGCCAGACAACAGCCACCTGCCGGTGATGACTTTCTGGGACATCGGTGTCGGCGACTCCACGGCCATCTGGTTCGTGCGTCAGGTCGGCAACGAGTACCACGTCATCGACTTCTACCAAAACAGTGGGGAAGGCCTGAGGCACTACATGAAGGTGCTCAAGGACAAGGGCTACACCTACTCCGAGCATTGGGGCCCGCACGACATCGACAACAGGGAATTCGGCAGCGATGCCAAGACCCGCCGGGAAATGGCGCGCGAGGGCTACGAGATCGACGGACAGCATTACCGCATGACTTTCCAGGTCGTGCCGAAAATCGGTGTCGACGACGGTATCGACCAGGCTCGCGAGATCCTCGCCCACTGTGCTTTTGACGAGGCGAAGTGCGAAGAGGGCATCACGGCGCTGGAGAACTACCGCAAAGAGTGGGACGACAAGAAGGGCTGCTGGAAAGATCGGCCGCTTCACGACTGGGCGTCTCACCCCGCCGATGCGTGGCGCTACTTCGCTGTCGCCAAAACGAAGCGCGCCACCATGACGCACATTCCTGTCACCTTCACTTTCTGAGGCCCATATGCCCAACTACAGCGCCAAACGGCAGGAGTACGACGATGCCTTGCCCGGTTGGCAACTGGTCAAGCGTTGCGTAGCCGGGCCGCGAGAGGTTCGCAAGTACAACGAATACTTGCCAATGCCTGACCCGCTCAATCAGTCGCCCGAGAACATCGCGCGGTATGAGCAGCTCAAGAAGCGGGCGATGTTCCTCAACGTCACAGGCCGCACGCGTACAGGTCTTCTGGGCGCGGTGTTCCGCAAGACGGCAGAGATCAAGCTGCCATCAGCCGTTGAATACCTGCTGGAGAACATCAGCGGCGACGGATCAAGCCTTGAGCAACTGTGCAAGGAAGCAACTGGCGAATGCCTCGACACTGGCCGTGGCGGACTGCTGGTGGACTTCCCGAAGGTGGAGCTGCCCGAGGGTCAGACGTCACTCACTGTCGCCCAAGCCGCGAATGCGCGTGCCTACGTTCACTTTTACCCAGCCGAGAGCATCGTCAACTGGCGGGAAGATGTGATCGATGGCGTACGTCGGCTGACGCTGGTGGTGCTGCACGAAAAGATCAACGAGGCCACGCTCGACGGATTCGAGTTCACCGCCAAGGATCAATACCGCGCGCTGATGCTGCTCGATGGCAAGTACGTGCAGCGTGTGTACACCGAGGACACGCCGGACGGCACTGAAACGAACCCGACCGACAAGGCGGGCAAGTCATTCGATCACATCCCGTTCCACTTCTTCGGCTCACAGAACAACGACGCCAGCATCGACAAGGCGCCGCTGGAAGACTTGGCCGAGGTGAACATCCTTCACTACGGCAACAGCGCCACGGTGGAAGAGGCGGGCTTCATCAGTTCGCAGCCGACGCTGTTCATCACCACGGATATTCAGCCTGATGAGTTCATCAAGCTGAACCCGAATGGGATGCACATTGGTTCGCGGCGCGGTCACAACCTCGGCAAGCAAGGCTCTGCGGTGATGCTGCAGGCCAAGGAAACTCAACTCGCCCGCGAGCTGATGAAGGACAAGGAAGAGCAGATGCTCATGATCGGCGCCCGCATCGTCCAGCAGGGCGGTGGCGCCGAGACGGCGGAAGCTGTTCGCATCCGATACAGCTCTGATAACTCGGTGCTGGGAACGATCGCTGGCAACGTCTCCGAGGCTGTGCGGCTGTCTCTGTTCGATGCCCAGCGCTTCATGATGGACGCGGTCGACGAAGCCGGCACTGTCTTCTGGCTCAACCAAGAGTTCTTCGATCAGGTCATGGATGCTCAATCGATCCTGGCTCAGATGCAGCTCTGGCAACAGGGCATCATCGCCAAGAAGGACTTGCGCACCAACTTGCGTCAGGCGGGCGTGCTTGAGTCTGATCGATCAGACGACGATATCGACGCCGATCGCGAGGACGAAGCTCCTGTGGTGAGCAGCGAGGACGATCCGGTCGTGCCACCCGACAAGAAGCCTGACGAGGTGAATGATGAGTAGTGAGGGCTATCTGACCGATGCCACCACTCGGCACCAGGTGTACGTCCAGCGCTACGCAGGCGGAAACCTAAAGCGGGTGGCGTCATTCATCAGCAAGGCCATCAATACGGCGAAGGCGCGCGTGACGGCAGGCCTCAGCGTGTACGGCACTCGTCGGTACACCTCTCAGATAGAAACGCTCCAAGGCGATTTGCGGGGCATCTACGATGACATGAAGGGCAGGGCTCAGCTCGACCTTGGCGAGTTCGCGGTCTACGAGGCTGAATTCAACGGCACGATGCTCGGCAAGGTCATCAAGGCCGTTGTTCAGTTCAACGTGCCTTCGGCGGAGATGGTGAGCGCGGCGGCACTGGCTGACCCGATGCTGCTGGAGGCCCGCAAGGGCGTTCAACGGATCAGCATCAGCGGTGCGCTCGACCAGTTCGGCACCAAAAAGGCCGCTGAGATCATCGGCGAAATTCAGATTGGTTCAAGCCTCGGCGAGACCAGCCAGCAGATCGGACGGCGCCTCACCAGCATTCACCAGTTGCATCAGGATCAGGCCTCGTCGCTCGTTCGCACGATGACCAACCATGTCGCCAGCACGGCGCGCATGGAAACGCTCAAGGCCAACGACGACATCCTGCAGGGCTGGCGATGGATCTCCACGCTGGACAGCAAGACCAGCGCCATGTGTCAGGCGAGGGATCAGCACATCTACGGATGGAACGACCCCAAGCCTCCGGGCCACTGGAATTGCAGGTCGGGCGCACTGCCCGTGCTGAAAGATGAGTTTGCCCGCGAGATTCCCGGCTCAACCCGGCCCTCAGTCGGGCCTGATGGCGTCACGCTGGTGCCCAGTAAGACGAGCTATCAGGACTGGCTGTCACGGCAGCCCGCAGCTTTCCAGCGCGACGTTCTGGGGCCCAACCGGTACACCCTGTTCAGCAAGGGAGAGCTAACCCTCGACAAGTTCGTCGACGACAACGGCAAGACCCTGACCCTGAAGCAACTGAAAGACCTTGAACCGCTGGCCTTCGAGCGAGCGGGACTTTAACGAAGAGGATCGATCATGGATAACCAGCACAAGAAGATCACCGGCTACCGCGACCTGACCCAGTCTGAGATCGACGGTATGAACTCGATTAAGGCTCTGGAAGCTGACGCGGGCGAACTGTTCAAGCAGATCGGCCAGATTGAGGGTGTTGACCCGCGCCTGCTGGCATTGGCCAAAACCAACCTGCAACAGGGGTTCATGTGGTTTGTGCGCTCCATCGCCAAACCAGCAGACCCGTTTTCCTAATTACCGTCAAAGAACACCAAGCCGGCCATGAGCCGGTTTTTTTACGCCCGCGGCTGAGCCAACGGCAAATCATCCGGGGGATGACATGAAGTACAAGATCAGCAAGGCGGAATACGAAGCGCTAGATGCGGCCATGCAGGCGCTCTACAAGGCGATGGGCGATGACTTCGTTCTCGTCGTTGAGGGCTTGCCTACGGGCAGCGATGACCTCGAAGGCTTGCGAAACCAAGTGCAAACGCTGCTCACCGAGAAGAAGGAAGAAAAGCGCAAGCGCGACGCAGCCGAAGCGGAGCAGCGACGCCTGCAAGAAGAATCGCAGCGAGCGAACGGCGAATACGAGCAGCTGTACACCAGCTCTCAGCAAGCCCTTGAGCAAGAGCGTACGCGCTTGGCCGAACTGACCGCAAACATTGAGCGACGCGACCTGACGTCAGCAGCCTCGAAGGTCTCCAGCAGCATCGCCGACGGCGAGAACGCAGAAATCCTCGCTGAGTTCGTCCAGCGCCGCCTGAAGATCGTTGACGGTCAGGTCAAGGTCACGGATGCCGCCGGCAACCTGACTATCGCCACTCTCGAAGACCTGGCAAAAGAATTCCAGCAAGCGCCGCGCTACGCCTCACTGGTACGCGGCACGCAAGCGAACGGCGGCGGGGCTGCCGGGGGTAAGGGTGGCGGGGCCACCAAAACGTGGGACCAAATGACCGGCATGGAGCGCGTAGAGCTTCGCCGAACCAACCCCGCCGAGCACGCGCGCATGAAAGCCGCTGCTGAGGCCAAGTAAAAGGAAATTCAGCAATGCCAACCATTCTCTCGGACGTCGTGTTCCGCGATGAGCTGCGCGACTACATCACCGTCAACACCGTTGAGCGCACCGCGTTCTTCCAGTCGGGCATCCTGACCACCAACTCGGATATGACCACTCTGCTGGCCAGCCCGTCGAACACCTTCACCATTCCGTGGTGGGTTGACCTGGACGCGTCCATCGAGTCGAACTACTCGAACGACGTGTACACCGACATCGCGGTACCACTGTCGGTCACCAGCGCTTCGATGCAGGCGCGCGCCGCGTACCTCAACGAAGGCTGGAACTGCATGAACCTGGTGAAGAACATCACCAAGCAAGACCCGCTGGAGTTTGTGGCAGGTCGCCTTATCTCCTACTGGCAGCGTGTCGCCCAGCGCCGCACCATCGCCACCGCAGTGGGCATCTACAACGACAACATCGCCTCCAATGGCGGCGACATGGTCGTAGACGCCGGCGGCATCATCAACCCGGCCGCAGTGATCCGCGCCAAGGGCACGATGGGCGACTACACCGGCCAGCTGGGCGGCCTGAGCGTTATCGCCATGCACTCGGCAGTTCACACCGAACTGTCGATTCAGAACCAGATCGACTTCGCTCCGATGGCAGACCAAACCCCTGAGTTCGGTCGCTTCCAAGGCATGCCGGTTGTTCTGGACGACGGTCTGCCTGTGATCGGCACCGGCCCAACCGCCAAGTACCTGTCGATCATCTTCGGCCCGGGCGCTATCGGCTACGCCGAAGAGCAGCCAGAAGGTCTGGACGGCCTCGAATACGAACGTGCGCCGGATCGCGGCAATGGTGGCGGTACTGAAACCCTGTGGACTCGTCGCAACTTCGTTGTGCATCCGCTGGGCTTCTCGTTCACCAGCACCACCATCACCGGTACCCCGACCACCACTCGCCCGATCTCGGCGAACTGGGCGGACCTGGCGCTGGCCACCAACTGGGAGCGCAAGTTCGCTCGCAAGCAGGTGCCTATGGCGTTCATCACCTCCCTCGTTACTGCGCCAACGCCGTAAACGAGCGCGCGGCGGGTGAGTTGCCCGCCGCGCAACACTGATCCAGGAGAAACCCATGACCGTAAAAAAAGACAACCACATCGACCCGAACATTAAAGCCCGCTGGGGCTTTTCGGGTGATGAGGGTGAGATCACTGTCGGCCCGCAGACCGTCGGCGAAACCGGTGGCGTAGACCATGCTCGATCGCGCATCGCAGAAGGTGGCGGCCGCAACAGTGGCGGTGGTGCTGAACCGTCCCATGAGACTTTGCAACTCGACGCCGTGAACGCGCTGGCCGCCGGTCTCGAAGCGGGCGTGCTGAACCCTGTCGAGGGTGATGGTCCAGCGCTGCGCCTCTATCAGACCCTGTCCGGCATCCAGTCGAGCATGCAAGGCCTGGCAGATGCCCGCGACGCTGCGGTAAGTAAGTCTGATGAGCTGCAGAAGCAGGTCGATGACTTGCTGTCGCAGGCAGAGAAAGATCGCTTGGCCGCCGCCACCGACCCGCTCGAAGAGCTGACCGTTGTCCAGATCAAGGAACAGCTCGACGCCAAGGGCGTGGCCTACAAGGTCAACGACTCGAAGCCTGAGCTGCTCGCTCTGCTGAAAGCCAACAAGTAACACTCGGGGCTTCGGCCCCACTCATTCAAGCGGAGGCCTGATGGCTACCTACATCACCGTGGCGGACGTTGACGCCGAGCTCGGGCCTTCATGGGCTCCAGATGACAAAAAGGCCCGGGCGGTCCTGCAGGCGAACGCCTATATGACCTCGCTCAACCTGATCGGCATCGACATGGATGCCATTCCCGATGAGGTGAAACAGGCCGGCGCCGAGCTTGCGGTTGTCGCCTCCGAGGGCAAGCTGTACCAGCAGCACACAGAGGGATCGCTGGAGGCCAAGACGGTAAAGGCCGGATCGGTGACTACCAGTAAGACGTTCGCCTCGATCGACACTACCAAATCCACCGCGCTGCCCGACGGCGTCCAGTTCGCGCTGGGCCTGCTTGCACAATGGCGTGTCAGCGGCTTCAGCTTCAATGTGTACAGGTGACCCATGGGCCTACGTGAAGAGATCCAGGCGGATCTGGCCGAGGCCTTCGACACTGATCTGGCGGACGCAGTGCAGCCATTCAGCGGCGGCGTGACGCTGCCGGGAACGTGGGATCCGGTCACTGAGGCGGCGGGCGACCCTGTTGTGATCGCCTACGCCGGTCGGGGCGTGTTCGACGCGTTCAAGATTGCTCAAGTCGATGGCGTGAACATCCGCGCCACCGACCAGCTGCTGATCGCGCTTACCAACGAAACGATCGGCGGTGTTCCGGACATCGGCCACAAGATCAATGATTTCGACGTGGTCAATGTCCAGACCGACCCGGCCGGCGCCCATTACGAGATCCAACTGAGGAAAGTCTGATGACGAACAAGGCGGGCTGGAGCCATAGCCTCACGGACTTCGCCGATCAGGCTGGCGAGGACATCACTCAGATGGCGCGCGTCATCGCGACAGCCATGCTCACGGAGGTAGTGAACCGCTCGCCGGTCGGCAACCCCGACCTGTGGCAGGCCAACGTGGCGCTGCGCACGAAGAACGTGGCGCTGGCCGATGCCTATGACGCAAACGTCGACTCCCGCAACGCGGCGCGCACCGGTGGCCGATCCTTCAAGAAGTTGACCAAGCGCGAGCGCGAAGAGAACTACTTCGTCAAAGCGCAGGCAGCGGGGAAGGGCTACATCGGCGGCACGTTCCGAGGCAGTCACCTGGTATCGATCGGCGCTCCCGACATGACCGTGACCGACAACATCGACCCGTCCGGCCGCGAAACGATCAGCAAGGGCAGCATGCTCATCAAGGCATCGGGCCAGTTTCCCGTCATCTACATCCAAACGAACAGCCCCTACGGCGAGATGCTGGAGCTGGGGCATTCCACGCAGGCGCCCGGCGGGGTTTATGACCTCGCGTTCATCGGCGTATCCGAGGCCTACAAATGACCTTCGAGCAGATCAGGGCGCTCATCACTGGCCGCATGGTCGCCTTCACTGGCATTGATCAGGCGCGGATCGATTACCCGAACCAGCCGGAAGTGTTCACGCCGCCGGCGACCGGCCTCTGGTGCCGGCTGAATATTCAATACGCCTCGGCCTTCATGGCTGGCATGGCCGACCGACCACACACCCGCAAGCCTGGGCAGATAAGCATCCAGTGCTTCGCCCGCGAGCGAACCGGCACCAAGGCCATCAACGAACTTGCCGACGCGCTTGAAGCGCACTTCGGCTACTGGATGTCCGGCGACCTTGAGTGCATGGAGGCCAGCCAAGCGGTGGCCGGCGAGTTCGAGGGCTTCTACCAAATCAACGTCAACATCCGGTTTCGCGCCGGCTGACAGCAAAGCAACCGCCACGCCCGCGCCTGCGGGTTTTTTTATGCCCGCGAATAGGAGGCTCCAATGAGCTCTGGCGCAAAAGTTGTAAGCCACATCATCAAGGAGGTGACGCCAGGCGTTACCCCCGTCGGCACTTGGGACACGCTGCGCCTCACCGGCAACGCGCTAACCCCGACCGTCAACACCGAAGTCAGCGACGAAATCACCGACACCCGCCTGAGCCAAGGATCGGTGGCCACCAGCATCGATATCGGCGGCGATCTGACGGCTGAGTTCTCGTTCGGCTCGTTCGACCAGTTGCTGGAAGCTGCCTTCTACGGCGTGTGGACGGCTGACGTGCTGCGTGTCGGGGATACCCGCCACACCTTCAGCATCGCCAAGGGCTACAACGACGTCGGCGTGTATGGCGTGTTCAAGGGTGCGCACGTCTCGACCTTCGCACTCGACATCCCGTCGGAAGGCAAGGTGACCGCAACGTTCAACATGGCGTGCCTGGACTACACCGATGGCGAGACCCCGATTGTCGTTTCGCCGAATGCGCCGACCACCACGCCGTTCCTGTCGAACAACAACGTCGGCACGATCCTGGTGAATGGCCAGTCGCTGGAAGGCGTGGCCTGCGTATCGGCCATGACCGTCAATCTGGACAACAGCCTGCAAACTCAGCGCTGCCTTGGTTCTGATCGTCTGGGCCCAGGCGCGCACATCGCCACCGAGGCGGCGGTCACCGGCAGCATCACGCTGGCCTGGTCGAAGCGCGCATGGGAGATCTGGAAGAACACCTTCACGCGGACGCCGATCGCGGTTGTCTTCCCGATCACCGATTCGCTGGGCAACAAATACACCTTCAACTTCCCAGCCGTGGAAGTGGACGGCGAGCTGCCGAACGGTGGTAAGCGCGACCTGATCGAGGTCACGCTCAACTACACCGTCGCCAAGCTCAGCCCGACCATCACCCGCGAAGCGGCTGATCCAACCCCTTAAACCCTTTGGCTCCCTCGGCTCAAACGCCGGCCGGGGGAGCTCTTTTATTGGCGTGGCGTAGAGGAATTGAAATGGCTCTGCAACTGGGCAAGAAGAAGCCGGCGATCGCCGGTGAGCGCTGGGCGAAGTTCGACGACGACACCAAGATCCTGCTGGCCAGCATCGACAACCCTGAATATCAAGTCGCCCTTGAGCGCATGCGCCGCCGGATCCAGCGCAACGACGCGCGGTTTGAGGAAGGCCAAGTTGGCGTGATCGCCGGCGAAATGACCGAGCACCAGAACCACGCAATGCTGCTCAGCCATTTCATCGTGAAGGACTGGGAAGGCGTGCTGGATGCCGACGGCAATCCGATCAAGTACAGCCCGCCCGTAGCTGCTGAGCTGCTGGAAAACAACATCGAGTTCTTCATCTTTGTCCTGCGCGAAGGCGCGCTGGCTGCCAACGATGCCGCCGAGGAGCGAGCCGAGTCGGTGGGAAAGCAGTCGCCCGCTTCGAGTGGGAGCAAGAATGGGGCGGGGAAAGCGAGAAGCGCCGGGCGGTCTACTCGCGCTTAAAGATGGCCATCCCGGGCGAGCCAGAGAATGACCCGCTCACCGCCTACCTGCTTAACCTGTACCGGAACGTGTCTCGCGGTCGGCGGTACATTGCCGGGATGGCCGGGGCGTTCCCGTTGCCGCTCTCGGCGCGGGAGATCTCTGACTGGCTGGATTCGCACCCTTCACCTCTGCCGCGCGACGAGATTGATGATGTGATGTTTGCGCTGGATGCGGTGTGCCTCGCCAGTGCCGACGAGTGATCAGTCTTTTTTCGAACTTACCAATCTAAGCGCTGCGCGTGGCTTGGCGTTGGCCGACTCATCGGTTAAAGCCTTTTGTGCCTCCCGCTCGGCAAGGTCTCTTAGTCGCTCACGCTCATCAGGATTTAGGATGCGGCGGTGCCCGGCTTCACTCATAGGCGCGATGATAAAGTCCGCCTCCATCTGCTCGACAAATGCGTTTGCTCTGCCAAATCCGATTTTCAGAGTCCTTTGAACGAGCGATACGGAAGTGCTTCCTGACTGCAGCACATGTTTGACAGCTTCGGGGTAAAGGTGGTCATCAATATTGCTGATAGGCGGCATTTCAATGACGGGAGGCGTTGGAGCTTGAGCTTCAGGGCTACTTCCACAGCCGAAAAGGTTCTTCCACCAAGACATGGTGATCTCCTTGAATTGATGCCGACACTATGTTGTCCGGTCTCGCATCGGTCAACGGGTGGTTTTGGCGCTTCCGGCGGATAGTGGTAGATTGCTGCCATCTACAGGGAGATTCACCATGTCCGACCCATCGAGCCCGATAACTGGATTTATCCTATTAGCGATCGCCTTCATCGCTTATTTCCTCCCCACTTTCATCGCTGCAAAACGGGATCATCCGAACGGAACGGGCATCTTTTTACTGAACCTGTTCTTGGGATGGACCTTCATTGGATGGCTGGCAGCCCTGATTTGGTCGGTATCAGCTTTCAAGCAACCGGAAAAATCAGCGCCGACCACTGCTGACGAGCCGAATACTCGTATCAGCCAGTTACAGACACTTGCAGCCTTAAAGGAAAAGGGTGTTTTGACGGAGGCTGAGTTTGAAGTCGAGAAGGCCAAGCTTTTGCAGTCTTGATTCAATAATTTCAATAACCCGCTTCGGCGGGTTTTTTTATGCCTGGAGAAAGTCATGACCCAAACGTCACGCCTCGTTTTGGAGATCGATAGTCGGGACGCAGAGAAAAAGGCAGCGGACACTCGTCAGGCTTTGGAAGAGCTTGAATCTCTCGGGATTCCCACGCAGCGATCGATGGCAAAGGCCGCTGCTGGTATAGGCGATGCAGGAAAAAGCGCTGATGGCGCCCGCAAGTCTTACGGCTACTACCGGGACGAAGTTGAGCAACTCCTGGGGCGGCTGGATCCTCTGCGGAGGAAGCAGCAAGAGCTTGCCAGAAGCCAAGCTGAATTGGCTTCGGCGTTCAAGCGAGGCGATATTGGGGAGGCGGGCTACAAGGAGTTTTCAGCAATCATTCGGGAACAGTCCACTGCCATATCAGCGCAGCGTTCGGCCTTGAAAAACCTCAATGGTGATTTGGGCAAGACGGGAATGTCAGCCAAGGCCACCGCCGCAGCGCTCAGGGGCGTGCCTGCCCAATTCACTGACATCGCGGTCTCCCTTCAGGCAGGCCAGGCGCCGTTAACCGTTCTGCTTCAGCAGGGGGGGCAGCTTAAAGATATGTTCGGTGGTATTGGCCCTGCTGCGAAAGCTCTTGGCGGCTATATTGTCGGGCTTGTAAACCCGTTTACTGTCGCCGCTGCAGCTGTCGGTGGGTTCGCAGCCATTTATTACGATGCAGAGAAGGAAGTAAGCGCCTTCAACAAAGCATTATTTTCGGGCTCCGCCAGCTCGGGGCAGACGGCATCTAGCCTATCGTCGATAGCAAAGGACGCGTCGAGCTTAACGGGAAGCCTCTCTCAGGCGAAGGAGGCAGTGATAGCGCTAGCCGCCAGCAGTGGATTGAGCCAGGTTCAATTCAGAAATCTCGCCGAGGCGGCGACTTCGATAAGCGAATTCACAGGCAAAAGCGCGGCTGAAGTTGCTAAATCTCTAGGCGATCTGGGCTCGAATGCGACCAAGGCTGCCGAGAAAATTAGCGCCCAGTACGGGCTTCTCACGGCGGCACAGTACGAGCTGATCACCAGTTTGGACGTCCAAGGGAAAAAGCAGGAAGCCCTCGACGTTCTAAGTGAGTCGCTCAATCAAAATGCCCAGGCAAGACTTAAGCGCTATCAGGAGTCTTTATCGGCTGTTGAGAAGGGATGGAATAGCATCGGCACAGCAATAAGCAGTGCCTACAGCCAGCTAAAGGGTGAGCTTTTTCCGGACAGTGCCAAGCAGATCGAAATTATTGAGCGCATTCTGAAAACCCGACAGGAGGGGGGCGTATCTGGCGCTTTATCCACTGGGCTGAGCAAGCTCAATGGAATGCTCGGGCTGGCCGATGGTGAGAATGATGATTCAACAGAGGCGTTGGAAAAAAGACTTTCTCTGATGAAGCTTGGTTTATGGGTAACACAGCAAAATGCCCTGGCCGAGGGAGAGGCCACTCGTAAAAACCAAGAGCGTATCGACGCGGAAAGCAAGTGGAGCTCGATCACCAGAAAGAACATGTCGGATGAGAAGAAGTTGGCGCTGGAAATTGCCGAAGCGAGGAAAGTCGGTATCGAGGCCGGCAAGTCGCAAGCGGCGATCGACAAGGAAGTAGCCGACATCCAGGCCAAGTTTGACAAGAGCCAGCCGAAGGCAAAGGCCTATACCGAAAACGCTGGAATAAAGGCGCTCGATCAGGCCAAGCAGCAATACGCGGTATTGCTTCAGCAAAATTCGCTGATCGGGGCGCAAGGAGATGGCGTTCAAAAGCTCGGGGCCGCACAGCAAGCCCTGATCAAGTGGGAGCAGGAACTCGCTGATATCAAAGGAAAGAAAACTCTGACTGCGGATCAGCAGTCGCTCTTAGCAAATCAGCAGTTGATCACGGCACAACTCAAGCGCAACGCGGGTCTGGAAAAAGAGAACGAACTCAAAAAGATCTCGACTGACCAGACGCAGAAACTGCTGGCATTCCAGGAGAATCTGAATTCACAGCTCAAGCTTGCGCAAAGCGGGCTGAACGATAAGTTGGCCGGCGCAGGGTTAGGGGATAAAGCTCTTCAGCGGTTGCAGGAGCAACAGCAAATCCAACAGTCGTATCAGTCGCAGATGGATCGTCTGACCTATGACTACAACAAGGGCGACAAGTCGGCGAGCAAGACCGAGCTGTACAACCAGGAGACTGAGGCCCTGCGTTCGGCCCTGCAAACCCGTCTCGCCATGCAGCAGCAGTACTACACGGATGTGGACAAGGCGCAATCGGACTGGGCGCTCGGTGCTTCGTCGGCGTTTCAGACCTACTCGGAGCAGGCGCGCGATGTTGCCGGCCAGACTCGCAACCTGTTCACCAACGCCTTCAGCAACATGGAAGACGGCATCATCCAGTTCGTGAAGACCGGGAAGCTGTCGTTCAAGGATTTGGCGGACGGCATCATTGCAGACCTGATCCGCATCCAGGTGCGCCAGGCTGCGGTGGGCATCTTCGGCACGATCTTCAGCGGACTAACCGCTGGTGGCGCTGCAGCCGGAAATGGTCTCGCCGCCGGATCGGCTGGCGCAACGTCCTCCACTCTCGGTGCATCGGCAGCCGGATACAGCTCGAAGTTCGGTTTCTCCGACGGCGGCTATACCGGTGACGGCGGCAAGTTCGAGCCGAAGGGCGTTGTGCACGGTGGCGAGTTCGTTGTCCGCAAGGAGGCGGTGAGCCAGCCAGGTGCTCGGGAGTTCCTCGAACGCATGAACGCGAACACCAAGGGCTATGCTGACGGCGGGTATGTTGGTGCGACGGCCGCGGGCTCATCTGTCGCGCAGGGCGGCACGCAGGCGACCCCCGCGTCTCTGCCTCCAATCGTGAATAACCTGACGGTCAACGGCAACCCGGATCAAGACCAGCTCGCCAGGATGGAGGACTCAATGACGCGCGCATCGAATAGGGCGTATCAACTGATGCTCGGTGACCTAAAGCGTAACGGGCCGGCTATGCAGCTCATAAGGAGAAACAGGTGAAAATTTCCGACATGGATATGGAAAGACTGGTGCAAGCGATCGGCGAGGCGACGTATTCCGTTGTCTTCGCTGGCATCGGAGAGGGAACCGCGCCTAGCGAACTGCGCGCCATGGCTAATCTGAATGCCGAGATCATGGGGCGCATCATGGCTGTTCTCAGGTGTGGCGATGAGGTAGGTCAGGAAATTTTCGACCTGATCGACCTCGACGTTGCGCGGATGAAGGCGAGTTACGGTCAGTCATTCGGCGAGTTGCTCGGGCCTGGCGGAACGCTGAGCCAACTTAACAAGACCTAACCCCGCTTATTTTCGAAGGAGTACTGCATGGCTCTCACGTGGCCGGCTTCGCTGCGCCCGTCAGAAATGACGTGGGGCATCGTCAACAACAGCAGGGCGTTCACCTCGACGCTCTCTAACGCCCAGCAGATCGTCGGCTACCCGGGCGCCTATTGGCAGTGCACCTTGACCTTCGGATTGCTGACCAGAGAGCAGGAGCGACAGCTGACCTCTTTCCTCGGGAAGCTCGACGGCATGATTGGTACCTTCAACCTGCCGGCGCTCACCCGCCGGCGCACCAACAGCGTCGGCGCTCTCACGGTCGTCACCGGAAACGCTCAGGCGCGATCGATGGTCATCGGCGGCGCTCCGGCGAATGCCGCTGTGTTCGCTGAAGGCGACTACATCACCATTGCGGGCGAGATGTTTGAGGTTACCGATGCGGCATCGGCGAACGCGCAGGGCAGGGTGACGGTGTCAGTCAACAAGCGCATCCGCAAGACGCTCACCGCCGGTACCGCTGTCGAATACCTCAATCCGTATTCGGAAATGCGCATGACTACCGACACCTGGGCGATGTCCATCAAGCCGGTGATCGCAAACGGCAGCTACCAATTCAGGGAGGCTTTCTGATGCCATCAGCATTTCCGTTCAGCCAGAATGTGGTGAACATCATTGCTACCGGCCGCTTCATGCCGGTCTACGCGGTCCAGCTCGACTTCGTCGACGGCATGGTCTTCGCGCACACCGGTACCGGTGATCTGGTGGTCGATGGCATCACCTACCTCGGCGTGGGTAACTTCGGCCAGGTGAGCCAATCGCAGGAGAGCGACAACTCCGGCTCGCCAATGTCGGTCGAGCTAACCCTCAGCGGGTTAGATGCATACATCCTTTCCGAGACGAACGTCCGGGGCTGTCGCGGGCGAATGGCCAAAGTCATATTCGTGGTGTTCGACGAGGTCGGCAACTACGCGGCGGACATTCTGTTCTCTGGTCGCATGGACGCGGCGAAGTTCTCCTTTGCCGGCAATGGCGAGGATGGCAACAGCATCACCGTCCCAGTGATTGATCGCATGGCCGAATGGAGCCGAACCGGCACCGAGCGCTTCACCGACGAAAACCACCGCGCGCGCCATCAGGGCGACCGGTTCTTCTACGCCATCGCCCAAATGTCCGAGTGGCCCATTTACTGGGGCTCGAAGAAGGACGCACCGACATTCACCTATGGAAGCTAGCCATGCGCTACCGAGACTGGACAACCCGTCTGAACGAAACCATCAAGGCCGCCCAAGAGCGGCCTTTTTCATGGGGCGAATTTGACTGCTGCCTGTTCGCCGCCGATTGCACGGCCTCGGTGTGCGGTGTCGATCCTGCGGAGAACTACCGCGGCAAGTACACGACGGAAACCGGTGCGAAGCGGCAACTGAAGAAGCAGCACGGCAGCCTTGAGGCCGCCTGGGATGTCCGCTTCGCTCGGGTGCCACTGGGCTTCATCCAGCGCGGCGACGTCGTGCTGTACGACGCGCCCGGCGGCCGAAGCATGGCCGTGTTCTGGGCAGGAGATTACTGGGCGGCGACCGATGACGGCGCGGCCCGGGTTGAATGCGAGCCATTGGCCGCGTGGAGAATTGAATGAGCGGCGGCGTTAAGAAACTCGCTTCAGTCGTCATCGGCGCGGTGGTTGGCTTCGCTCAGGGCGGCCCGTGGGGTGCTGTGGCTGGCGCAGCGCTTGCCTTTTACGCGGCGGAGCAACAGGAAAAGCTCAACACCAAGTCGCCGCTGCGTGACAACGAACCCTCCGCCCAGACGGTGCGGTCCTCGAAGGCGCCGGTGCGCTTTATCCTCGGCCGTGTCTCTACCGGCGGCGTGCTGGTGTGGGCGCAGGAGCAGGCAGGCGCTCAGGGGGAGGGTGAATGGCTGCACCTGGTGTACGTGCTTTGCGAAGGGGCGATCGATGCCCTCGAAAACATCTACCTCGGCGAGGAAGAAATCGGCTCGTTCGGCGCCTATGCCACCTATGAACTGGTCGTCGATCCGACTCAGGTGAATGCATTCCTCAAGGAAAACTGCCCGGACTGGAAGGACTCTCAGATCGGTCGCGGGCTGTCCTTCGTCCGCATTTCCCTGTTTTACAGTGCTGAGAAATTCCCGTCCGGCATACCCGACACTCGCTTTGTCGTGCGCGGCCGCAACGATATTTACGACCCGCGTAGCAACACGGCGGGCTACAGCGCAAACACCGCGCTGCATCTGCTGTGGTACCTCCGCGCCCGGTGCGGCGTGCCTGACGATGAAATCGTTTTCGAAACTTTCGCGAGTGCTGCGAACGTCTGCGACGAGGCCGTCACCAATGCGGACGGCTCTACCAGCCAGCGCTACCGCAGCGGCTGTGTTATCGGCGCAGACGAGCAGCGCACTGGCGTCTTGCAGAAGCTAGAGGCCGCTGCTGGTGGCCACCTTATCCGAGTTGGTGGTCGCTGGATGTTCCAGGCCGGCGCCTACTACGGGCCGTACGACTTCGAAATCACCGAAGATATGGTGATCGGCACCGTCACGGGTAGCACTGAGCCAACCAACGACTCGTCAATCAACACCGTTCGAGGTACGTTCATTGACCCGTCCCAATCGTGGACAGAGACCGATTACCCCGAGGTCAGTGTTGCCGAATGGATTGTCGAAGACGGTGGCGAGGCAGCGGAAACGCTGACCTACTCCTATGTCACTGACCCCTATCAGGCCCAGAGGCTGGCGAACATGGAGCTGCGTCGGCGCCGTGCTGGTGGCGCCATCAGCATTCCTATGAACTTTGCGGGCTACAACTGCCGGCCTGGCCGAGTTGTGCGCGTGAATCTGCCATCTTTGAACATTCTCGGCGAGTTCATCGTCTCTGATTGGTCGATGGGCGATCGCGAAGGCTGCACCGTTCAGGTCAAGCAATACGAGCCGGCAATCTTTGATGATGCGGTGGGGCAGCCGTATAACCCGATCGGGTTTATCAACCTGCCTTCCGGCGGCATTGGCAGCCCTACCAATCTCACGTGGACACAGGACACCACTGCGGAAGTCATTCAGGGCGTTCTGTCCTGGCTGCCGCCGAGCGGCATCGTGAAGGAATACATCGCGATCGTGCGCCAGGGTACGACAGCGATTCAATCGCACAACGTGCCGTCGACATCGACAGAGTGTGCAATCAATGGCTTGCCGTCCGGTAACTACACCATGAGCGTGGCTGCCGTGGGACCGATGGCGCGATCGGGCGAGGTGACGATTACCGTCAGCATCAATGGCCCACCCATCCCGGAAAGCTGCGTGGTGCAGTCTTCTATCGACAGCATCGTGCTGATTCCGAGCAACTCGCAAAACGGACTTAACGGAGGCACCTACGAGTACTTCTTCAGCACGTCGCCGACAGCCACCTCTGCTAATGCCGAGTATCTGGGGCGGGGGCTCTCCTTCACTCATACGGGGCTGGGCTTCTGGACGAACTACTACTACTTCATCCGCTCATCGAACGCTTATGGGAAAAGCTCGTTTTTGTACGTGCCCGCTCAGACATCAAACGATGTTTCGGCCTACCTGGCTGCACTCGCAGGGAAAATTACTAAGACAGAACTAGGGCAGGAGCTCGCTGAGGAGATCGAGAAAATCCCGGGCCTGCAGGAGCAGATCGATGCGCTGGATGGGCTGGAGGGCTACAAACCTGACGAAACCTACGAGGAATACGACCTGGTGGTGCAGGGCAAGCGGATCTATCAGGCCACCGGACCGGTACCGCTCAACATGCCGCCGCCGAACCCGCTCTA